TTTCCCATTCTACAACAGACTGAAATATTTCATCAACGTTCTTATTAACAAAAACCCTATGTCCATTATACCTGGACATATAACAATAAGTGTCTACACATCCACCAAAGCATCCGTAGATAATATTAGGAGCTATGCAGTTAGCACTATTATTGTTGTCTTTTGTAACAAGAGTTTTAGTCTCTTGTACTTTTATCACTATATTTTATTTTTACTTTTTCTGCTATAGGTATAGCATCATTGTTCTCATCTATTCTTACAAATCTTATATTAGTTGATAATATAACAGATTGTATACCTGAATAGACATTATGAGCTCTAGCTTCTAGATAAAAAGTTATAGATGTATGACCTACATTTACAACTTTACCATATATCTTTATAAGCTGACCTTCTTTAGCAGGTTTTTTAAAGATACATTTATCTATCATTACTGTTACCATACGTGGTGTATCACATACTTCCATAGCATATGCTGCACCAGCAGCATCTAACCAAGCTAAAAGCTTTCCTCCAAATAGATTAGCATGAAACCCTAGATCTGATTTTTTTATTGGATGTGTTGTTATTAACTCCATTATTTATCAGCTTCTAATTCTTTCTGTAAACATGCTAATGCTCTCCATGCTACTTTTGCTGTATGACGAATACCATCATCATCAATTGTACCTGCATCAATTAAATGTCTAGCTAATGCATCATAATCATCAGATGATTTATTACGATCCCAATGTAAAGGTTTATCAGGATGATGTTGATCATTTCCTTTTAATGATACACGAGATACTTCTAGTAAAGCATCAGGAAAATATTTAATAACGCCAGTGAATACTGGTCTTTTCTTTCTTTCTTTTGCGTCCATTTGTTTTATTTAGTTATTTGCTAATAATTCTAATACTTCTATCAAAGATTCATGTCTATGGTTATCTTTTAAAACAACTTTGTAAACATGTTGAGAAGAAACTATTTTAGATACTTCATGTATTGCTGAATAATTTCTATCTTTTAAATCTACTTGTTGATTATCCCCACAAAACATCATCATAGAATTTTTACCAAGTCTTCCAAGAACCATTGATAACTGTGATCTAGTTAAGTTTTGAAACTCATCAACAATTATTATTGAATTATCAAATGTTCTACCTCTAAAATGAGCAAGAGAAACTAATTCAATAGATTCTTCTTTTTCCATTTTATCCAAGATAGCCGGTTTATTATATACCTTTCTCATATTAGAACGTATAGGAACCAACCACGGCTCCATCTTTTCTTTTTCTGAACCAGGTAAGAAACCATTATCTTCAGTAGAAACTGTTGGTCTTGTTATAATTATCTTATTATAGTTTCTCTTAAAGTACTGATCTAGAGCTGTTTGTACTGCAAGTAGTGTTTTACCACTACCTGCATTACCTAATATAAAATTAAAAGCATGCTTTAGCATTTCTGCTTTTGCTACTTTTTGCTCATCTGATAAAGTTATTGAAAACCTTATTGCGCCTTTTGGAGCTGCCTTTTCTTTGTTTTGTTTTGCCACCATATTAAAATAATTTCATTTGTTTACTTGGAACATTTAATATATTATTTATTTCTTGTTCAACTGCTTCTAGATAATAACCAATATTTATGTTATAAGAATCCCACTTAGGTTTACATTCCATTTTATTAAAAACTGTTTGTAACCATTTACCGGCTTCAAGTTGTATTTCACGACCATCTGTCTTATGAACTTTGGTTAACTTGACACCATTTCTTGATATATAATAACGGTTTATCTTCTGAAGTTTTTCTTCTTTATATTCTCCGTTATCAACATATCTAGATGTAATTTGCCAATCACCTTTTGATTTACCTCCAATACAGTAATCAAGTATATCTCTATTTTTCTTAAAATATTCCTCTGGTAATATATCATGAATAAAATAATTATACACTGCTTTTGGTATAACTAATTTAGATTTATTTTTATGTAATGCTAATCCATAAAAGTCAAAACGTCCTTTCATTTTTGCTCCTGCATAAAAGAACTTATTTCCATCAACTTTAAATTTGTAATGTGGATTTTTATTCTTAATGTTTCTCCAGGTTGCTATATCAACCTCTTTATAATTATTAAGACCAATGTAATTGTTAACATCACCCAAAACTAGTTTTTGATATTCATCATGTTCTAATTGTAAGTTAGTTAATTTTTCCCACTCTTCACAAATTTTTATGTATTCATCTACATATTCTCTAGATATTCTTGTCTCAATACCATCAGTGTTTTGCATCAATGCAACAGCTCCCGGTATTCTTTCCATAATCATTTCATATAACATTATTAGAGATAACTGACCGTTGATGGTAATTCTCATTGTTAACTCAGGATCATAAAAGAAACTATTCTTATCATTGCTAAGACCAAAAGTAGAATTAAGAATAATCTTATAAACATAGTTCATTGGATTACTCTTAGGTATCTTCTTTCTCTCTTCAAAGAACCACTCATACTGATCACAAAACTCTTGTGCTGGAAAATGTCCAGGAGACCACTTATTTCTAATCACAAGATTGGGATAGAAGCTAGTGACATCCGAAGACATAATAACATAATCATCATCAGATTTATATATACCTGAAGTTCTTGCACCATGAACACCACCTACACCAAAGTCTGTCTTGACACCTTTATAAGTAACTGAATACTTAAAAGCGCCTTTCATTCTTTCAGGATCTATCTCAACAGATTTAAATCTATCATGTAGCTGTTTAAATTCCGGGGACTCAAACTTTATATATGGTAATATTATATCTTTAAACTTAATACTGTTTCTATAAGTTCTCATTTTTTTGAGATCTCTTTTTTCTATATTAAGTTTTTGAGACATGTAATAAGCAAATAACTCTTTACTTATTCTTGGTTCAGATGCACTGAATAAATTTATACCATACTTACCTGTTAGCTCTTTTCTTAAATTAATTAATTCCTTAGACCTATTTAATATTTCCTTAGTTGACTCAACATCATTAATATTATATTCAAGTATTGTATTTATTTCTTCAATTGTGGTTATTTCTGTATTATGGTGTATAGGCATGTCTAGGATGTTATCCCAATCCATACTATACTGAATCCATTTAAGACTAGAACGTTTTGCTGGATTATCCCAGTGATGCATTTTAAATAAATCAATCTGTCCTATTTTCATTTTCCATAAAGGATAATCTTGAAAATCTTTTTTGTTTGATTTTTCTATACACCTCTGAGCATATCTATAAATAGTATTAGCTATTTCACATGCGCTTAAGTCTAACCAATTCTTATAGTTATCTATAATAAAATGAGTGACTTGTCCATCAAATGCTAATCCATTATAGGATATATGCCATTCTTTATTTTTAATGTTCCTATCTAGAAAATTAATAAACTCTTCAAGATCATTTCTTAAGTCATGAATAACAAATATTTTTGTTTCTTGACTTTTATAATCTTGAAAGCAAGCAGTAAAACAATTGCTTAGTGTTTCATAATCGTGTACCCAATGTTGTTTGTTCATAATGCTTAGTTAATTTTAGAGAAAAAAAAAGATATAAATTAATATATCTTTTTTTTGGTTGGTTTAATATAGATCTGTATTACACAGATGTAATGATATTAGATTTTTTTACTGGTTCTTTTGTATCAACTATGTACTGTTTGTAATCAAACGTATCAGCATTGATAGAAAATAAATGAATAAAGGTTTCTATATCCTTTGCATCACTTATATAAAACTCAGAGAAAGTATCTACTAATCTTCTTTCTTCTTTTACAGTTTTACCTGTATTTTTATTAGGTGCTTTTAATCTTACAGGCTCACCGTTATCATCCAACTTAGGAATCATATGATAAGACTGCTTCATTACTTTACTAATAACAGCTAGTATACCTGAAGAGGGATCATACATAGCTTCAACATACGGACAATCCGATGTTGCTGGAATAAGGGTGAATGACTTTACATTTCTAAAACTTGATGTTATAATCATCATGTTTTTTCCAATTGTATTTGACATAATTTTATTTATTTTTTTCAAATATAGTATTTAAAATATTAATCTCACTATTTTCATAAATATCTAATAGTGTTTCTTTTCGGGAATCTAATTTATTACATAACTCATTTACACTTTCAATAAGCTTAATATCTACATTAAGTAATTCTGCATATACTTCATAAAAATCATAAGGAAAAAGATAAGAATCAATACGTTCTATAATTTTAATAGTGTCTCCAAAAAACCTAGTAATGGTTAATTTAGATTCAATGCTTAATCTAGAGTATTCACCTTTTATAAAATGATCATAGTCTTCTTTAAGACTACTAAAATCAAATATAAAAAGTTGATTGTTCTTATCTAGTTCAATATGACTTTCAAATAGCTTTGCTTTGTGTATTACATTCTGTTCAAAAGATCTAAACTCATGAGTTCTTTTCTCTTTATATAAACATAATAACTTTCTATCTTGTATGTAATAATGATTATCCCACATTATATATGTTTGATGAGGTACAAACTCTAAACCTTTCTTAAAATCTAATAAAGGATATAAAAATACCTTACTCTTCTGAAAATAATCACTATAAACCTTATCCATACTATAAAGTTACAACATTTGTAAGTAATTCATAAGGCAATGAGTAATTATTTTCTGTATAATGGTGCTTTGCAACACCAATTACATACTCTAATCCTTCAGCCCATTTACTTAATGATGTATCACTAACAGGGAATGTGTATATCTGATTATATTTATCTATTACAATAAAATTAAACTTAATATCATATTCATCTGCTTCATCACCTAATGAATCATAAACTAATTTACAATATATAGATGCTTGAAGCCAATAGTTATAAAAGTCTACAGTTTCTTTAAAGTCTGTAACTGCTTTACCTGTTGTTTTAAGATCATATATTAATACTTCTTTTGTATCATGATTAATTTTATAATAATCTATATAACCATGTAACCCGAAAGGTTGACCTTCTATTTTAGATGAAAGATATTTTTCTGCATGTGTTTCTATAGGATCCAAATCAAAGTCAGTAGATACTTCATTAAATAAAGACATAACATATTTATTATTTTTTATCATTTCTGCTTGATCTTTACATTTAATCAGTGTATCCTGATCAATTGGGTCCTTATCTGTATTGGATAAATACTCCCAATATGTTTGATAACTATCCACTTTGATCTTATCTATTCTTGCCTCATCTTTTTTAAGAGACTGATATAAGTTCATCTGCTTTAGTGAATCCAATATAACAAAGTCTTCTATATCATCTAGCTTCTCAGCATCTGTATGAAAACTCATATCCTTTAGAACCTTTTTTACTGAATCACTTGGTAACTTACCAGGTAATACATTAAATTTATTTTCTAAATTCTCAGGTTCAAATACTAAACAGTGTATTAATTTACCTTCAACTAAATGTTTATCTGTTTTAACTTCACGTTCATTTAGTATATAATCTTTATAAAATAAAGAAGGAGAAAATAATAATTTATTTAGTGATGAATAACTAAAATTAAATTCTTTCTTGTAAAAATTATCTTCTTTTTGTTTGTCTATTCTCATTTTGTTTAAGTTTTTTAAGATTTATTTAAATAAGAGGTGATATAATTTAATATACCACCTCTATAATTTAAATTATTTGTGATTCAAACTCATCAGATAGTTCAATAGATTTATGATCTATTTTAAAAGTACCTTCAGATTCACTTATATCTAATGCGCGTAAAACAACATTATGATAAACATATTTCTGAACCACTAAAAATGCAAATTTTGTTAGATAATTTTCTCTAGCAAGTATTTTAATATATCTATTATAATACCAACCTCTGGATGAAGATCCTGACGAATGATTATCAAAACTTTTTAATCTGTTTCTTAGTGCTTTTACATTTACACTATTCCAATTATTTGAATATCTAAGTCTATCATAATAAAAATAATAAACTAATGAAATATAATCTAATGATTCTTCTATATTACAATTAGCCATAACTTCTAAAGCAACTGTTATATTATCATTATCTTTACTTCTTATCATTTCCACAAGACTATAATATTGCTCTTTATCAAGTACAGTTGATTCTGAATTAGCTAGTTTTATTAAATCACTATCCAATACTAAATTATTTTTCTGAGATAAAAAGTTAAAAGTTTCAGAATTAATTCTAATATAACCATTTTGATAATAAGTAGCTGTCTCAACATCTCTACATACCTCTCTTAAATCATCAGGTAAATTATAATATTTAAACCTTAAACAATCCTTAGAATCTAGTTCTTCAAGTACATCTATAAAACCTTTATAGTCATCAGAATTTTTTAACTGTTTTGTTTTTTCTAATACATCATAAATATTATAGTTACTATAATAATAACCTCTACCACTTAATTCTAAAAACTTTTCTGATATAATTCTATAATTAGCATTGTCTTCGCTTCTAGTTATATTTATATTATACTTTGACTTTAAACTATCTACTTTTGTTCTTGGTAAGTTTAATTTAGGATATCTATAAAATGATTTCCCATCTAAATTATTTACGTCTAGATCTATTGTTATTTGATCTAAATTTATCATATATGTTTCAAAATCATATTCCCATTTACCGTTTACAAATTCTACTAAATATTCTTTTATGTGTTTCATTTTTTTATTTTAAATATTTTTGATACTCTTTTTTTACTGATACTTTGAATACATATAAGTCTCTATTATGAATACTGATTTCTTTACGTACTATAGGTTCAAGATACTTAAAGGATATTCTATCAAGTAATTCATTTTTCTCTAACCAAAGGATCATTTGTTCAGCTGATCTATACATTATATCACTAAAATTTACTTGACCTAACCAATATTGTATATTTTTATTCCTACCAAATTCGTAAGTTAAACTAGTATTCTTTTGAGAAAAATGCCACAGCAAGTGATAATTTTTAAAAGGATTTAAATTTGGTATAATACTTGCTGCCATCTCTTTCTCTTCTTCGCCACCATGAAGCATAGTAGTTAATTGAGATAATAGTTCTTCTGTAAGATCCATTTGTGAAGAAGAAGCATGCAATATAGTTTCACAATCTACGGTACCAGCTACTCCTGTATCTATAAGATGTGCTATATTAAGTGCAAGACCTGTTATAATCCAATTATCATAAAGACTGTCAACTGCTGTATGATGATAATATTGAGTATGTTCTGTAATCTTTTCAGTTAGAATTACATTTCCTTTATATTCATCGATTAAACTATCAACAAAAGATCTGTGTGGTGAAGCACCATCTTTAACTAGTTCATAATTTACCAACTTTATAAGCATTTTACTTGTTGGAATATTTTCTCCATGCTTACATCTTCTTGTTATATTATCGTTTGTTATGATTAGATCTGCTTTAGTATAATCATTTGTTACAGTTATCTTATGCTCTTTTAAAGCAGCTTTTATTTTATCTAATGATATATCAGCACCAGGCATAACAAATGCTTTCTTTTTATTTCTAAAGCTACTATCTGTTTCTTTGCTAGATTTTAATATATCTTCTATTCTACCATATGTTGTATTATCTTGAGTGACTAATACACTTTCTATATTTGATCCGGCAAGGATCCCATATACAGGATCACTTGCCAAACCAAAATGTTTTAGTGCATCAGTATCATATTCTTGATATACTGATTTACTTGCCATATTATTTAATTGTCATTTTGATGATTTCTGGATTCATCATCATCTTATTAAACTTCTGTTTGTTTCCGTTAAAGATAGTTCTTACAATCATATACTTCAGATCATTTGTAAAATAATCCTTTGTACATAATGCAATCAATCTATCTGTTACTTTTTGAGTTATCTTATTTTCTTTAGCATATACCAAAGAGTAATTAGATAATCTTGTAGCTAATGTAGATGCAATATCTGCACGATAGTTATCATCTTTACCAATACAAGATCTAAGCTCATTTAAAATGTATTGCTCATTATCATGAGTTAATAGATCATGCGGTGTTACTAACTTATCTAGCTTATTATTAATGAAAGTTGTAAACATAGAAGCAAATGCATCTCCTACAGAACCTTCTCCAATCATTTGTACCATAGCTAAGTTACTTTCAAAAGAATCAAAGCTTGATATTGCATTAAAGAAAGTTGTAATAGATCTTGCATTAGTTTCTTGAGTTACAAGTTCTGGATGTAATAACAAGAAGTTAATACATCTTGAATCAATACCTGCGTTCTCAGCCCACTCAGCCCATACATTAACATCAAATTTTAGATTTGCAGTAATATACCTGGTCTTCTGAGCAGAGTCAATACTGTTTACTAAATAATCTCCATTATCAGGATTAGCTGTTAGAACAATATGCCAATCTTTTGGAAGCGTCCATGAGATGTAACTTTGTCTATCAATCAATTCCATACATGCTTGGATAAAGCGCATATCTGCACGATTCCAATCATCAAGTAACAAGATACCACCTTCTTTCTTATCTGCAATCCACTCTGGAGCACAGTAAGACATTCTGTTTTTACCCGTCATCTTGTATCCGTTCTTTAGATACTCTTGTACAGCAAGCTCATCAACCCACATTCCAACTTTTTTAGTTGTCTTTTGAGTCATGTCTGCTAAATTTTTAGATGCAGCTGCTCTTTGTGCTGCAGTATAATTTAACTGATCTCCTGTTGTCTTTGAGACAATCTTTTCTTTATACATCTGAAACTGACGTACAGGGAAACCAACTAAGTCACCCAACTCCTCAATCTGAGCTAAGTTTAACTTAACAAAGTTTAAATTATTATCATTAGCAATTTCTAATATATTAGATGTTTTACCAATACCTGATTCACCTACTACTTCAACTGCTACTGGAAGCTTACCTTTTTCCTGAAGAGATCTATTATTATTAATAATATGATTTAAAAATCCCTTTAGTTCTTTTGCGTTTAAATTTACTTGTGCCATTCTTTTTCTTTTTTTTATTTAGTTTATTATAATTCTGCCGAGAAACTACATTCTCCTTCTTCTTCAATACACTGAAGTATTTGTCTTCCAAGACTATAATCAAAGTAATTCTCTAATTTTTCATCTTTTAATAATTTCATTCCTGCCCTTTCAAGATATGTTGATAAAGGAATATCTTGTTCATATGGTTTACAACCAAATAGGTCAATATATGCTAGTATAGAAATTTTATATTCTTCAAAACTTTCTTCAAGTTCTTTTAGTCTAGCCTTAACTTCTGGAATATCATCCTTAGTGAAGAAATATTCTAAGTATTGAGGCGTTTGTCCTTCAACACCAAACTGATCTGCTGCATCACTTGCTTGTACACCAAAGGCAAACTTACCTTCAATATCTCCTGTATAATATCTACCCATTAGTTTAACTTAATTACTTGTCCCGGTAACTCGTCATTCATATCAGAAATACTACTAAGAACCCATAATGTATTCTTAGGGCAGTTCTCTGGTGCATAAGCTTCACCATCTGTTAAATATATTAGAGCTGTATATTGCCCTTTATTTTCATTAAAATGATCAATAACAGGTTGGAAATCTGTTCCACCTCTACCATGTATTTCCCAGTTATGTTTTGGATTAAACTCTTTAACACTATTAAGACTTGTATCACACTGCGCTACTGTAATCTTATGACCTGTTTTATGCATATGGCATAGTTCAGACATAAACTCTTTAAGTTCATCATTATTTACAGATCCACTTGTATCAACACCAACAAGAATATTATTTTTAAATTTAATCTTTAATCCAGGATTACCAGAATATCTCTTATTATATTTACGTCTCAGTTTCTTTGTATATATTATACTAGAATTACCTATAAACCTTCTAAGATATCCTTTCCAATCAAACTTAGCAGGTTCAACATGCATTAATCTATTAATAACCTCTGAAAGTTCTCCAGGAATGTTGCCATTTTTCTTTATTGTTGTTTCAGCTACTTCCTTTAATTGATGTTCTATTTGCTTCTGAACAAGTTTTTTCTCTGCTTCAGATAAATCATCAAACTCATCCCATGTAGCATGATCATATGGTGTTTCACCATTCATTTGATCCATTAATGAATCTAATGATGGAGACGTACCATCTTGCTGTGCTTGATTTAATATATCATAATACTCTTTTGTACCTGCTTTAACTGGTAAATTAAGTTCTGGAAAACTTGATAACAGTAATCCACCTTCAGGAAGTTTACTTTCAAGTATATATTGATTGATCTCTAAGTCAGCTGCTATATTAAACAACTTTGCATTGGAATATCTGTCTCTAATCACCAAATGCCCAAATGCAATATGTAATAGCTCATGTTTTATTAAACCAAACCTATGATCTTCAGATAATTCATTGAAGAAGTTTGGATTAATTGCTAATTGCATTCCTATACCATGTTTACTTACACCCGCTGTAGGTAAAGTATCAGTATATTTCTTATTTATACCAATCAAAAAAAGCCCATAAAAGGGCTCTGTAAAAATTAAATTCTTGGTTGTTCTAGCAACCGCGTCTTGTATATTAATCATTTTTTATTTTTAATATTTCATAATAAACTTTATTAAAACCTGGTAATACTTTCATATTATCAATCAATAGATTAGCTGGATTTACTATCTTCTTATTTTGAAATGCTTCTTTATTCTCATTAACTCTATCTATAAACCTTTTTCTTTTTTCAAATACTAATTGATGTGCAATAACACATGCTAAAGTATAAGGATTACTATAGTTTGAGTTTACTAAACTAAAAAAGCCAACTTCAAAATCTTCAGTAGATGCTTTTAACATCTTTATTATACCATTATATTCAGTAATATTTATTTCTTTCATTACTATATAAACAGTATTTCATTATCAGCTTGATCTATAATTTGTTGTTTCTCATCTTCATTAAGTTCATGATAATCTTTATTGAACTTATTATTTGCAAGTTGGTTGTAAATTAATTCTATATTCATTTCTTCTCATTATTTTCTTTTATTATTTCTATGTGTACTCCAGGATCTTCTTTATTGTATTTATATTGAACAAACTCAGGTATAATAAATTCTGCATTATCATCTTCAATCCATCCATTTTTTACCATATCATCTTGCACTGTTTGTGCGGGATTGATATAATCAAACTTATGTCTTGTTCCTCTGATAAATGTAAACTTTATTTTTACTGGAAGTTCATAATTACTTAGTTCATCCTTAAACTCTTGAGCATATTGTTCATAATACTCTTTTGTTTTCTTTCTATATGCAACAACAGTTTTACTTGCTATAAAGTATTTACCTGTCCATCTGCGTCCATTTTTACTTGAAGGTACATTTCCTGGTATAAACCATTTATTTTTTCTTTTACCCATTTAATATATTTTTAAATAATGGTTTTATAATGGAATGAACATGTTCAAAACCATACTTAACCATTGAGTCACTAATATCTTTAGATAATGGTATTGCAAGACCATCTAAGTTATAATCAGATTTATATCTTTCTATAGCTTTTTGTCCTGCTTCATCATTATCAAATAGAGTTATGACTTTTTTATATTTACCTTTTAGATGTTCTACAACATGAGGCTTTATTATAGTGTTCTCACTGTTAGGAGCAATAACCTCTATGTTATAACCCATTGTTTTTAGACACATAGCATCTTTTAGTGATGAGCATATAACTAAATAAGGTTGATTGAACTTAAGCTGATCAAAACCTTGTATATGATGCTTTACATTATGAAACTTATGATTTCCCTTTGGTTGATATATTTTATATACATCATCATTATTATCAAAGTAACCATACATCATTGGTTTTTTAATTGTAATAGATTCTACGGTCCCGTCGTTCTCCCTTACAAGGTTATAATATTCTATAGGATATACATTGTATTCATTTAGAATCTTTGATCCTATTCTATACTTTAACCAATATTCAGCATCCTGATTATTCCAACCTCTTTTCTTTATATAATCTACCTTCCATTTTTCTTTTACAGCAAACTCAACTTTTATATCACTACCATTTTTAGATATATAATTATTATAATCTTTTAGTATTTTATTTACTGCATCTGAATAACTTAGATCAAATAGCATCTTTACTAAATCAATCTTATCTCCATTTTTACCAGTTGAGAAGTCTTTAAATTTATACTGCATAACTGTCTTATCAACATATACACAGAAACTTGGCGTTCTCTCATTAGGATTAAAGATTGATTTTATCTTTACATCCTGTCCTGTTAAAACCTCTGATAAATTTAAATAATATTGAAATATCCAATAGCTTGGTACATTTAACCCGTCATAAACTAGATTCTTTGTATTTATCATATTTATTTAAATAAAAATGCCGGTTACAATATTACATCATAACCGGCACATTATAAATCTAATAAATATTAAAATTCAAAATCACTACCTGACTCAGGAGTTGCAGGTTCAAATGAATCTGCTGGTTTAGTTTCAACCTGAGCTTTTCTTAAATGATTTGGGTTGTTACTATCAAACTTAATTATGTTTGAATTTTCTACATTAACAGACTCCATAGCTACTCCTGCAGAACTAGGTTTAGGAAGATATAAATCATTATTTACATATCCTTCTTTATTAACCCATTCTCTAGAGGCTAGACATACATTAATATATGTATCTCCTGATAATGCTATGTTTGCTTTAGTCATGAAGTCTTCAATTGTATTTGCTTCAATCTGATCAAGAGATTCTCTTTTACCAAGAACCTCACTCAACTGAATCATAGATTTCATCACCTCATCTACTTTAGATATTTCTTTTCCATTAGGAAGAGTTGTATCTTTAAATGCATATGGGCTAAATCTAACTCTACCAACTTGACCTTCATAACGTGGTCCATCTTGATTATTTACATCTTTCAAGAAACCTTGAAACTCTCCTTTTACAGGTGTTGTTTCTACATGTAATATAATATTATGTGAATCCGGATCATATGGTGTTACCATATATCCAATTTCATTAATTTTAACAGTGTGATTACCTGGTCCAACCACTGGTTTAATTTTGCCTGATCCTGCAGACATGTCTTTAGTACTTAACATTCTTCTTCTTTTTAATTAATTTTTTTAATTTAAATAATTTAGTTCTCATAATCAATAATTTTTGATCTAACAAGCTGTAGATCATTTGGAATAAACGCTTCATCAAACATATCCATAGGGGATTTGCAAGTGTTTTCTCCGTTGTTCTGAGTTTCAAACCCATAAGTAAGACTACCGTCTTCTTCTTTATTTATTTTAGCAAACAATACTATAGAGAATAATCCTTCTAATGTCAATGCATTATCAATCATTTTACCCACTGTTTTAGCTTTTACTCTACGTCTACCATTAATATCTGTAGATTCTTCTGAGTGAGTTAAAAAGAAACATAATAGATCTTCTCTTAAATCTTTAGGAAGTTTACCAACCTGTGCTAGATTAGCTGCAATTTGAGTAAACTTATCATAACCTTTTTCATTGGCTTTATCAAAGTACTCAAAGCTTGACATATATTGCCAGTCATCAATAACTAAGTTTTTGATATGAGGCATCTTATCACTAACATGCTTCATTGCTTTATAAACTCCTGGTCCACTTGATACATTAATCATGTTACCATTTGGATTTTCTTTGTCCAATAGTTTATACATACCTTTCCATCCTTTAAATGGTAATGGTTTATTTGCAATGTTTATAATTACAGTTTCTTCAGGATTTAATGTTCTAATTGATGTTGACTTGCCTGATCCTGATTCAGCAATAACTAATACTCCTACTCCCATAATTTACTTTTGATTTGATAATTTAATTGTATCATTTATTTTATTTAATGTAATATTTATATCTCCCAACTTTGCTAAGATTTTATCTATAGCATCATAATCATCTGGGTTTTTTATTAAGTCTAACTCAAGTATTTTAGGAGCTTGTGGTGATGCAGATATCGACTTATCTATTACTTTTAGTTCTGATACAGGTATCAAATGTCTTTCAAAACCTGATTTGCTTTTAACTAATTCATACTCCTCTCTCCAATGTGGATTATACTTATACAAATATAAAGTTCTTTTTGGATCTTCAGCGTTATATTCTATACTAACAAACTCTGTATAAATATCTTTTTCTTTCTCTAGTTCACTAGGAAAAAAACTAATAAATTTTTCATCTTTACCTTGTGGTCTATAAGCCATCTTAGGTATATACAATGTATCAGCATCTCCAGTTGTCTGTAAATACTCTTCATGTAGTTCTCTTAAAATTGCTATTTTACTTTTTCTTTCTTGTGGTGTCATTTTATCTAATGTCTTGTTGCGGTGTATTCATTTCTTCAATTCTCATTTCTTCAAACACCGCTTTGAAAAAACTCATTCTTGTATCACCATTTCTTGCTTTAAGAAAGTGTAATACTAAATCTCTGTCACTACCTATTATATATCTATCAGGTCCATATAATCTAATCTTCTGCTTTGCCGGTCTATTAATACCTATTAAAGTATCAGCATGTTGTAGCATTGCATCTGATCCAAATATATCTGACTCAAGAATATAATTACCATACTTTGCTTGTTGAGCACGTTCTGGTTTATCAATGTTTCTATTAAGTTGTGATAGAGCAATAAACATACATGGATATTCACGCTTTGTTTGTGTAAAGAACTCACCTAATTCAAATAACATATCTAGTGTATTATTTTGATAAGGAGCTCTTTTAACTAACATAGTATGATCAAGAGTAATAATTGTTTTCTTACCCTTGTGTTCGTTCATATACATATCTATTTGCTCACGCATCTGATTAACAGTCATAGGTTTACTTACTATATCAACCGGATACTTTACACGTTCTTTTGCATACTGATGGCATTCATTAATAACATTGGATGTTAACTTAGAACCTGCGCTACAGAGTTCTTTATATGTTTTACCTGTTATAGAGGAAAATTCACGCAATGCTGAAGTTCTACCCACCATCTCAAACTGAAACTCTAATACTCTAAAGTCATCATTAGGATTCAACATAAATGATTCCCTTATTATCTGATCTTTAATTAAAGTTTTACCTGAACCAGGTCTTCCACCCATTACAGTTAAAGTATTCCATTCTAAACCATCAGTAGTAGCGTCATTAAACTTAGCCCACGGTGTATATATTGATTTCTCTTCACCATTGGCCCTCTTTGACATATATTTCAACGCTTCATTAAATGCTGAATATTGTCCTATCCATTCTTCTTTTACTTTACTCATAATACTGCTGTTAAAATTAGACAACAACCATCTTTACAATTTATACATATCTGTTCTTTTTCGTTTGATTCAAACTCAAATTCACATTTATTGCATTCATAATAATAGAACTTATCCATTATACTACTTTATCTGAAAAATGTTCTACTTTAGTTTGCACACCATCTCTTATCATATCACAATAATCTGATAAGGTTGAAGTTTTAACTTTATGTTTATCTTGCTTAGATATAAAATATTGACTTGTCATCATGTATAGATAGTCTGTTGATACATATT